CGTCGAAACCGCCGGGACGGTATAGGGAAGCACCTCATAGGCGACGCCGGTCGAAGTCGCGGTCCTGCCCCGGCTGTCGACCGCGACGACCGTCACCGTTTTGGTACCGGCGGTGAAAGGACCCAGATTGGTAATGGACGTGCCGGTGGCCGTGTAGTAGCCGGAGCCGGTATCGGTATAGATGCGGTACTGGCTGATAGTAGCCCCGCCCGTGCCGGACGCGGCGGACCAGGAAACACTCAGCTTGCTTTTGTTCTGCACATAGACGCCCCAGCTTGACGGCACGCCGTTGTCCACGCGGGTGAGCGCTATGCCTGTGGGCTTGGAGGGCACATAGCTTGCCGGGACGGTGACGGTACAGTAGGTGCTGATCCTGCCCACCAGGCTCACGATGTTGCTGTTGGCGGGCTGGCCGCTGATGGTAACGGTCGCGGAAGTCATGGCTGACATAGAATTCAGCAGCGCAAGGGGCGGCGTCCAGGTAAAGGAGCCGCTCGTGACCGTGCCGATGTTGTACGTCTGCCCGGCGACCTCCACCCGGGTGTCGTTCAGGCGGCTGGCCGAAATGGAAAAGTCGATGCTGACGGTGAAGGCGTTGCTGCCGTTGATCTCCCGCGAGGACGGCGAAACGGATATAGTTGTATACAGTCCCAAGTCATACACCTCCAACCCAAGCCAAGATTAAATTGTCGCTGCTCTGCGAGGTCCACATCCATTTGCCGATCCGGAACTGGTTGAGCACCTGGGCGTCGGTGATCCAGAGCTTCTGGTTGCTGACGTAGGCGATGGGGTTCCCGTTTTCGAGGAAGGCCAGACGCCCATTGTCCAGCTGGGCCGTGAAGGCGTTGCCCACCTTGCCAAGCTCAATCAGCGCGCCCTGGAAGCGGATATATTCCTGCAGCAGAGTCTGGTTGCCGGTCAGCTCATGGGTCAGCGCGTCCACTTCCTGCCGCGTGGAATAAAAGCGGAAATCCACGCTGTCGCTGAGCTGCTGGATATACGTGGCGAGGTAGTCCCCGGAGGAATACTGGGACGCGACGGCAAGCATGATGGCGTTGGCGGTCTGCTCGATGGCGGTGGTGGTTTCCACGCCCAGGACCCGGATTTCCTCCCGGATGGCCGCGAGGGTGCTGCCCATGTTGGAGCGCACGCTGCCGATCTCCAAACGGGCATAGCGCTCTTGCAGCACGTCATAGGTCGCCCGGACCACCTTTGAAGAAACGTCAACACCCAATCCCAGATGCCTAATCCGCACGGTATCGCAGAGGGACACGCGCTCCAGGTCGGCATAGTCCGCATATTCCGGCAGCTGGCGCAGGGGGATGAAATCCACGGAGAGGGAAATCTTCGGCTCGCCGATGTTGTTGGCGTTCAGCCATTTTTGCGCCACATTGCGCAGCGCCGTGGCCGTGACGGACTGCCCATCCAGCTCCTGCGTGAAGTCCTTCATGAAGACGCGCTCCGGCGTGCCCGCCGGGTGCGGCACTTGCAGCACTTTTTCCGGCAGGGTGATGTTCAGCCCCTCCTCCAGCACGGCGAAGGGGTACAGCCCGGTGTAGGTGTCCTCCGTGGAGATCTTCGCGGTCAGGCCCACCAGGTTCTTGGCGTAGGCGATGGCCACGCCCCGGTCCGTGCCGCGCGCCTGGTGGAGCCGGACGACCGTGTTGTTGAACTCGTATTCCCCGCCGTAGACATCGAGGATACTTCCGCGCACGCCGCCGAAGGCCCCGCGCGCGGACACCGCGCTGACGGCGTAGTTGTTGACGGAATTGATGTCCGTCCAGGCGGTGAAGCCGTGGGGCGCGGTCAGGGCCTCATTGGCCGCCGCGAGGACCGCGTCCATGGCCTGCTTGCAGGACAGGCCCAGCCGCTGGACGGACTGCACCGGGTAGGCGGACAGCAGGTAGGAGATATGCTCCCCCGCGACGCGCGCCGTGCCGTCCATGCTTTTTTCGATGTCATAGATACGGAAAAACTGCTCGGCGGTGTTCTCACTTGGCTGGGCTTTGATCCAGCAGTCGTTTTCCATGAGGCTGAACTGCTCGCTGCCTGTGGGAATCTCCAGCGCCAGCTCATATACCCCGTTGCGCTCCTCCGTGACCTCGCAGAAGGTGGTATCCGGGAGCCAGCCAAGAAATGCCGCGCGGTCCCGCGCGTATAACTTCGGTATCATAGCGTGTACCACCTCGGCCAGCAGGTCACCCCGCGTATTTGGCTCCCGGACACCAGGATAAAGTTCATGGATTTCTTGAGCACGGGGAAAAAGGGGATGTCGATGTTTTCCCGCGCGCCGCCGGGGAGATTGCGGTAACAGACCATGGCCTCGCTGTCGATGACAGCGGAGGGCCACTCGTAATAGGCGGGGTTCCCCCCGGCGGCGGCGTGGTAAGGGGCCAGCGTCAGCCCGGTCAGCTGCGGGCCGGTTGGGTTCGACTCAAACCCCAGGGTGACGCTGCCTTGCGCGTAAACCTCCAGCTTCGGCAGGCCGCCGACGATGGGCACGCCGGGGGCGTTCACGGAGATGCCGCTGGGCGGGGAGCCTGTGGGGGCAACAAGGAAGGAAGCGCCCACCGCGTCCCGCTGATAATACACCTGCGGCTTGCAGCTGAACGCCACGGTAAAGGTGTGAAAGCGGTTCGCGATGACCTCCTCAAACTCGATGGCGTTGGCGCAGACGGCGAAGCGCTGCGTGCCGGGGGTCCAGCTGTCCGTGAGCAGCCGGTAACCAACCCACGGGGTGACGGAGTTCCCTATATACCCCGCGCAGGCGATCCGGCGTTTCAGTTCCGCGATGGCCGTAATATCCTGCGTGGAGCACTCGTAGGACACCTCCACGTTCTGGTAGCTGGCGGCGTCGATGAGGATATCCCCGCCGCGCCCCGGGACATGAATGGCGGTGACGTCGCGCGCGGGCAGATTCCGGATGCGCTTCTTCGATACGGCGATGCCCAGGGCCCGCGTGTTCAGGTCGCCCATCCAGGCGTTTTCAAAGACAAAATACCCCATCAGGCAAGAGCCTCCCTTCTCCGCTGCTCAGCCGCAAGCCCCTCGGATACCTGGCGGATGAAATCGCGCGCGGTCTTCGGCGTGGCGTCGCCGATGTGGATGTCGCCGAAATAGAAGGCCATGCTCCCGCCCGCGCCGATACCGCTGCGCGCGGCCCCCTGCAGGGAGGCGTCCAGGTTATAGCTGGCCTCGAAGTCCAGGGGGACTGCCGCCAGCATCTCTTTGGACACGCGCTTCATTTCCTCGCTGAACCCGAGGCCGAGGCCCTCGGCGAGGAACCCGCCCAGCTGCATCGTCTTTCGGGAGGGGGAATGGGAGTCGAAGCCCGACTTGAAGCCGTCAATGATGCCTTGGGCGAAGCCGGTTATTTTGTCCTTCAGCCATTGCGCCATGGCGGTGATGCCGTCCCACAGGCCGGTGATCAGGTCCTTGCCCACCTGCTTGATTTTCTCCGGCAGCGACTTGAACCAGGACAGCAAATCCTCCCACCACTGGCCGAGCTTCGCCTTCAGGTCGTCCCAGGCATGCTTGATGTCCTGCCACAGCCCGTTCAGCCAGGCCTTGAAATCGGCCCATTTCCCCGGGATGGTCCTGGTAAAAAAGGCGGCTATTTTATCCACGGTGTCGGCCAGGAATTTGCCCGCCGCCTCCTTCGCTTCATTGAACCACGCGATAATGCTTTCCTTGATCCCGGCGAACCACTCGGCGATCTTCCCCGGCAGGGCCTTGGCCCATTCGACCAGGGAATCCCAGGCCCCGGGGACGGTGACGGTAAAAAACTCCTTGATAGCCGTCACCGCGTCCGTAATGAACTGGTACAGATCATCCTTCACGCCAACAAACCAGGCGACGATATCGTCTTTGACTTTTTGGAACCAGCCCGCGATTTTGCCCGGGAGGGCCTTGGCCCATTCGACGAGCGCGTCCCAGGCTTCGGGGACGGTTTTTGTGAAGAACTCAACGATGGCGTCCTTCGCGTCCACGAAGAACCGGGCGATGGAGCCGATCAGCTCGCCGATCAGGTGCCCAAGTTTATACGGCAGCTCATTGATCCAGTCCGCCGCCGCCCGCGCGGCCTCGGCCAGCTTCTGGGGCAGCTCGGAGAACCAGGCGGAGATATCCCCCCACACTTTCGTCAGCCATTCACCGATCCTGCCCGGCAGCTCGGAAAACCACGTGGATACCGTGGTCCATACATTGCCGATCCACTCGCCGGTCTTTTTGGCGAGGTCGGACCACCACCGGGCGAAGGACGCCCATTCCTCCGCGCGCTCCACGGCGCGCCGGGCCTTCTCCTCGTCCCGGGCCTCCTTGGCGAGGGCCTTCGCCTCCGCGTTGGCGGCCTTCTGCGCGGCCCGGGCCTGCGCCTTGGCCTCCCTCTCGGCCTCGTCGCCCCGGAACAGGGTGACCAGTACATTGCCAAAACTCTTTAACAGGGCCACGGCGGAATCCCAGACGGCCTTCAGGATGGCCGGGAGCGCCGTGACAATAGCTTTAACGATTTCCCCGACATTGGAGAGCACAGCGACAATCAGGGCGATCGCGCCCTCCAGCAGGGCGGGGATCAACACGGGCAGCGCGTCGGCGATCCCCTGGATGATCTTCGGGAGCGCGTCCACGACGGCCTTGATGATGTCGGGCAGGGCCTTTACGATACCGTTCACCAACTGTATGGCCGCGTCCACCAATTGCGGCACAGCCTTGACGATGAAATCCACGACGCTTTTGATCAGCTCGGGGAGCCGCTCGATCAGTTTCGGGATGGCCTTGACGATCCCGTCGGCCAGGCCCAGGACCAGCTGCAGCGCCGCGTCCAGCAACAGGGGCAGGTTGTCGATCAGGCCCTGCGCGATGGTAAGCACCGCCTCGATCACCGCCGGGATCAAGTCCGGCATGGCGTCGGCGAGGCCCTGCACCAGGGCGCTGACGATCTTGACGGCGGCCTCCACGAACTTGGGTAGGGCCTTGATGATCGCCTCCACCAGTTTCATCAGCCCGTCGACGATGACAGGGAGCAGGGTATCCAGCAGCCCCAGCAGCGTTTCGCACAGGGAATCAATGAGACCCACGAACACGGGGATGATCTTCTCCAGCAGCCCCGGCACGATCTTCACGATCTCGTCCAGCAGGCCCATCACGATGGGGATTGCCCGGTCCAGGATGGGGCCGGTGCTTTCGATCAGGCCAGTAACCGCCGTTTTGACATTTTCGGCAATCCCGACGATCTTCTCCTGTATCTCCTCGCCGGTCAGGCCGCTGCCGTTTTTGATGAAGTCAAATAAATCCGTGATACCGTGGACGGCGGGCTTGAGGTCGTCCGTGAAAGTCCCGACGATTTTCGCCCCCAGCCGCGACATGGACGCGTGCATGTTGTCCACGGAGCCTTTCCAGGTCTGGCCCATGGTTTTGGCCGCGCCGCCCATGCCCGCCTCGATGGCGGCCTGGAACTCGGCCATGCCGATCTTGCCATCGGACACCAGCTTCTGGATTTGGTCGATGGACTGCCCGGTGGTATCGGCCAATAGCTGCATGATGGGGATGCCCGCCTGGGACAGCTGGTTGATCTCCTTGCCGGAGATTTTCCCCGCCGTGGCGATCTTGTTGAAGATCGCGCCCATATCCTCGATGCCGCGCCCGGAAATGGCGGCGGTATCCGCCACCAGGGACAGGGTGCGCTCCAGCTCCTTGCCCTCGGGGATACCGGCGGCCAGCGCGCCCGCCGCGACGCCGGACATGGCGTCCAGGCTGAAGGCGGTGCCCTTGACCGCGTTGGTCACGTCCTCCTCGAGGATACGGGCCACGTCCTTGGCGTCGTGGCCCAGGCCCTGCAGCTTGAAGGAGGCCTGCTCCAGGTTCATGACCCGGTCGAAGCCGCCCTTGATGATGTTGTTGCCGACGAAATCCACGACAACGCCCGCCACGGCCTTGACGCCGTCCACGATGGCCTTCAGCCCGGCCTTGATGGCGTCGGCGGCGAGGCTGGCTTTCAGGACATCGCCGAAGATGGAGGTCTTCTTGCCGGTATCCTCCATCTCGTCGCCGAGGGTCTCCGCCTCATCGGCTGTATCGTCGAGCGCGCCCCCGGCCTCGTCGAGAGAATCCGTCAGGTCGCCGGTTTCATCCGACGCGCCCCGCAGCCGGGCCTCCAGCTTATCCCGCAGGACGTCGCCCAGGGCCTTGACGTTGTTTTCGCCGCTGAGGGTCTCCTTGGCGAACTGGAGGATACTGCCGCCCATCTCTTTCGCGCCATCCTCGACGCCCCGGGCGGTATCCACGATGCCGTCCTTGACGCCCACGACGGACTTGGTCACGTTGTCCCGCAGCAGGCCGCCCAGCTCCGTAAAACTGGCGTGGGATTTCTTCGTGCTGTCGCTGAGTTCCCCGGTGGCCTTGCCCGCCGCGTCCTGGCCCCTGGCGAATTCCGACAGGGCGGACTGGTTATTCCGCAGCTCGCGCTCCATTTTATTCAGCGACGCCTGCGCGTTGTTGAGATCGATCTGCAGCTTATTGGTCTGCGTGCTGTTCTCGCCGTATTTGGACTTGGAATCCTCCAGGGCGCGCGACAGCAGTTCCACCTTCTGCCGCTGCAAATCCACCTGCTTGGTCAGGACCTCGCCCTTGGCCGCGAGGGCGGACTGGGAGGCGTCGTTCTTGTCGAACTGTGACGCCACCAGCTTCATTTCGGAGCCGAGGACCTTGAAGGACTCCCGGATGTCGGACATGGCCGACCGGAACTCCTTCTCGCCCTCGACCTTCGCCCGCAGCCCGATATCCGCGTCACCGGCCACGCCCTCACCCCCTCGCGCGGAACAAAATTTTTCAAATGGCTTGACAAATGGAGAAAAATCGCATATACTATAAGTGATAAGACCGCCCGCACCTCTCCGCAGAAATGCGTGACGTGTCCCAGAGGCGGGTTTTTTATGAGCGGGGGAACAGAAGCATATGCAAGTGAAACCACCCATCACATTTGACGCGCAGTTGGACAAGCTGAAAGAGCGGGGTTGCATCGTCACCGATGAAGCCTTTGCCCGGATGAAGCTGGAACAGATAAACTACTACCGCCTCACGGCCTATTTTCTGCCATCCCTGCAAGCGGACGGTACATACAAGCCCGGCACCACCTTTGAGGGTGTATATCGGGTTTATGAGTTTGACCGCAAGCTGCGCGGGCTGATCCTCGCGGCGGTAGAGGAAATTGAGCTTATGCTGCGTACCCAGTTAGCGTATTACCACGCGCACAAATACGGCGCGCTAGGCTACATGGACGCGGCGAACTTCAAACCCTACCACAATCACGCACGGCTGCTGGAGCACATTCATCAGGCCATAGCGCGCAACAGCGCCAAGCCCTTTGTGCAGCACCACATACAGAATTACGGCGGCAAGTTCCCCCTGTGGGCGATTATTGAACTGTTCACAATCGGCGAGCTGTCGCGCTTCTTCGCCGATATGCATAGGGCAGACAAGAAAGCCCTCGCCCGATCCCTGTTTCATACTACCGACAGCAACGTAACCAGCTGGCTATTGTGCATGGCGAATCTGCGTAACGATTGCGCCCATTATGCCCGGCTGTATTACACCATGTTCGGCACTGTCCCGGCCACGCCTGGCGGGTTCGGCTACCGGCTGCGTGACCGCGTGTTTGACTATATCCTGGTGCTGAAATTCCTTTACCCCAATCCATTGCAGTGGCAGAACACGTTCATGAACGCCCTGACCGCGCTGATCGAGGAATACCGTGACACCATCGACATGCGCTGCATCGGCTTCCCGGCGGATTGGGAAGCGCTGCTGACGCCTACTTCATCCCCCGGGTGATCTCGGCGACCCACTGCTCGAACACCCTGCGCGCGGCGTCGATGGCGGGCCTGCGCGCCGCCTGCCGGGTGGGCTTCAGGAAGGGCTTTGCGGCCCGTTTGGAGGACCCGTATTCGAGCTTGAGGCCGTGCTCGATCACGTTGGCGATCAGGGCGTTCACCTTGCCGTCGCGGCGCGGCTCCCGGAAGCCCACTTTCGTGTTGTAATTCCCGTCATGGTCCACCTTCACGGGGGCGACGCCCAGGGAATCCGCGAGTTCCCCCGTGGAGCGCCCGTCCACATTGTCGATCACGCCTTGCAGGCGCTTTTTCATCTCCGGCAGAATGACCTCGCCCATCGCGTCAAGCATATCCTCCGCGACGGCGGGGAACCCGTTCTCCAGACTGTCCACGGCCTCCAGGAACCCGGAGGGGAACAGCAACTCCACTTTCGCCAACGCGTCCCCCTCCTTCCTCAGTTGACAGTTGACGGTGAACGGTTGACGGTTGTGGTGGTAGCATCGCTGCATTGATATACGGAGCCGAAGGCGACCCTTAACCGTCAACCATCAACTGTCAACCGTCAACCGAACAGGCCCAGCACGTAATCCGTGTCGTCCTGCAGGGGCTTTTCGGCCCCGATGAACTGCTTATGGGCGGCCCAGAAGTCCAGGAATTTGCCCAGCGGCATGGACCAGAACCTGTCCTCGCTCATGTGCATCTGGACGGTCCCGTAATATTCGAGCCGGGTAAACATTTCATCAACGCTTATCCGGCCCCCGCGTTTCCCTCATTGCCTTCGGGCGGCGCGCTCTCGACATGGCGCGCGGTGCCCTTGAACATCGCCTCGGTGATGGCGTTCTTGTACCCGGCCAGCTCCGACGGCGAGGTCAGCAACTCCATGGCCTCCTCCGTCAAAAGATCGCGGGGCGCGTCTTTGTGTGTCAGGTTGTAAATGAGGATCGGCTGGTTGGCCAGCACGGTCAGCAGCCAGATGATCTCCTCGAGGGCCGCGCCGAAATCCTCGGAATGCAGGAGCTTGTCGCCCAAATTCTCGATGCCCCCGTAGCGCTTCGAGATGTCCTTCGTGGCCTTCGTGGTCAGGAGCAGCTCGTATTCCGAGCCGCCCAGGGTAATGACTGCGCTGCGTTCATCCATGAAAAAATCTCCTTTGTCGATTTTTTTGTTGACGGTTTACGGTTGACAGTTGACGGTTGTGGTGGCCGCTTCGCGGCATTGAAATACGGAGCCGAAGACGACCTTTAACCGTCAACCGTTCACCGTCAACCGTCAACCGGTCAGGTCAGCCCGGCGATGGTGTTGAGCCAGGCACGGGCGGCGGCAAGGGCGGTCTCGCCGAAGAAGTCCTTGTAGGTGGCGTACTTTTTGTTGATGTCCGGGAGCATCTTGGCGGTCAGGTCGGTCACGCCGTAGGTGACGGACTCGGTCTTGCCGGTGGCGCTGAAGCCCACGGGGTTGTACTTCACCTTGAAGAAGAACCAGGCGCGCCAGCCCTCCTGCGTCTCGGCGGTGGTCTTGCTGCGGATTTTGGTCAGCAGGCTGTGCCCCAGGGCCGGGGCCACGTCGTCCGCGCCGATGACCGCCGCGCCGTCGGCGCTGGTGTTGCCGTTGATCAGGGCCAGGACCTGGTTGGTCTCCCCGGCGGTCTGCTCCGTGAGCGTGCCGCCGGTGATCTGCGCGATGTTGTCGATGACCACGTCGTCGCCGTACTGCGCCGCCTCGGCCACGGACACGGCCAGCTGGAAGGTCTTCAGCGCGGACATATCGGTGGGCGCGGCGTAGGTGAGCGCCGAGGGCGTCTCGGTGATGGGGTAGAGCTTGCCCTCCTCGCACCCGATCGCCGCTGTAAATTTTTGCATTCGCTATTCCTCCAATTCTAGTGAGTAGCACCCCGCGAAATCCAGGGCGTAGTGAAAAAAGCCGGTATCGTCCTCCCGGCCAACGTAGCGCCGGTCGGTGACGCACAGCCCGGCGGCAAGGCACGCCGCCTCGATGGACCGCTTCGGGGCGCGGTAGTTGCCCCGGGTAAACAGGGAGACGCGGACCTCCTGCACCTCGTCCAGGGGCACGTCGTCGCCCGCGACGGAATAGTAGTCCTGGATGGGCGTCAGGACGGCGTAGGTGTCCGGCGCTTTGCCGGTCAGCACGCCGGTCTCGCAGGGAATACCCAGCGCATCCATCAGCCCTTTCAGGTCGGATAGTAGGCTCGGCATAACAATCACCTCTCGCTGGGGGTCACGGTGTCGGCGAGGACCTCGGCGTACATGCCCCGCTGCCCCACGTCCTCCACCGAGAGGATTTGGTATCGCCCGGCGGCGCAGCGGATAAACATGGAGGTGTCCACCGCGACGCCCGGGAGTTTGCGGAACCGGAACAGGGCGGTGGCGGCGCTGAAGACCGCGCGGTTGGCCCACTTCTCGGTCCCGTGCCGGTCCTCCTTGTACGCCATGACATCCGCCACCACCACGTCGTGCACGGAGGCAAACCCCTCGCCATCCCGCTGCGGCGTCTGCCGGACCAGGACAATGGGCGTCGTCATTTTTCCATAGGACATCAGAATTTCGCCTCCTTGTTCATCCGCAGCAGGTCGTGCACGGTATCCCAGACCCGCTGCCCGGCCTCGGGCCGGTCGTTAAAAAAGCCGCCGGTGGAGCCGTCGCGGCTCTCGTACCAGTGGCTCGCCAGCATAATGACCGCCTGCCGCGTGGACCGGGGCATGAGGTGATTGTCATAGTACCCCGCGCCCCGGTGCTGCCATTCGGCGGCGTAGTCCACCGCCGCCAGGATGCGCCCCTCCAGGAACTCGTCGTCCTGCGCGTGCTGGAGGATCAAGTTCTTCTTCGCCTCCTCCAGCAGCGCGGCCAGGGGCAGGGTATATTTCTGTCGCGGCATAGTTGGTCTCCTTTGGGTTGACGGTTGACAGTTGACGGTTATTGAAGGGCTTTGCCCTTACCCAAATTTAAAAGGAGCGAAGCGACCACCACAACCGTCAACCGTTCACCGTCAACTGTCAACTGGTTACGCCATCTGGAGCAGCTTGATGCCCTCTTTCAGGAGGGTCTTGCCGTCCAGGCGCTTGGTGGCCGTGAAGCCCACCTGGTCGTTGAGGGCGAACAGCTCGCCCAGGCGCTTGAGGTTGAAGCCCGCGCGGTCGGCGATCCAGTAGTTGGCGAAATCGCCGAAGGCGATGGGCAGCGCGCCGGGGGCCACGGTGGGGGCATAGGGGCTGGTGACGATGGGGTAGCCCATCAGCCGGTCGGGTTCGCCCAGCTGATTGCTGGGCTGCCATAAATACTGGCCGTTCCCGTCT